GCAGGAAGAGGACGAGCCGCCTCGTAGACGGGCTGCCCAGCAGGAAGAGGACGGCGATCAGCAGGAAGATGACGGCGATCAGCAGGAAGAAGAAGATACACCACCCACACGTAAAAGGATAACGAAAGAGGAAGAGGACGAGCCGCCTCGTAGACGGGCTGCAAAAGAGCCAGAAGAAGATACACCACCTCCTCGTCGCAGATCTACTCAGAAAGATGATGGGGATGCACCACCACGCAGAACAAGAATTAGAAGAGAGGAATAAATAATGAGCCGCCTAAATAGACAAGAAGAAACACTCACTGAGCAGTTTGAAGAACAGTTGGAAGAACAGGCTGAACTTACTTCGGTGAATAAGAAAATACCAATAGATAAAAAGAATGTAGTCTCTACTGGTTGCACATTGCTCGACTTGTCTATTTTAGGCGGTCGTATTAAAGGTGGTGGTATTCCTGGTGGCATAATGGCAGAGTTTGCAGGTGGTTCTGGATCTGGTAAGACAGCTATGATGATGGACATTGCTGCCTCGGTGCAATTAAAAGGTGGTGAATCACTTATTGCTGATCCTGAAGGGAGGCTGGACAAAGAGTATGCAGCAACATTCGGATGTGAGATTCCGAAGGAGAATTATCACCGTCCTAATCTCGTTCTTGATCACAAGAACGAGAAGGGCAAGGTTATTGAGCAGGGCATTGAAGGTTTGTTTATGGATTGGGAACCTACTAATCCTGATATAATGAATATGTTTGGGGCAGATTCTATTGCAGCACTGTCTACTGCTATGGAAATGGAAAAGGGGGATGCCCGAGGACAAAGAAAAGCCAAAGAGTTGTCTGAATTTTGCAGGAAAATGGCAAGAATTATTGCTGAGGATCATAAGTTGTTGGTTTTCACAAACCAGTTACGTGTTGGTAATCCTACCCCACAGGGGATTGCAACAAAGACTACTACTGGTGGAGAGGCAATACCGTTTTACAGTTCGTTACGGGTTAATTCTCGACAGGTGGCAAAAATTACTCGGAAGAAAAAGAATGAATACGGGGTAGAGATTACCAGGGACGTAGGTATAATAACCAGTCTCAGCCTGATAAAGAATTCATTGGATGACCCTTACAGGAAATGTAATATGTACCTGTTGTTCGGTCATGGTATAAGTGATGTCATGGGGAATCTGTACTACATCAAGGATATGACTAAATCAACGGTATTTGATGTCTTGGACAAAACCTATCGCAGTATATGGGATGCGTTACCGTATATTGAGGAAAACAATCTGGAAGCAGAGTTGAGGGAATGGACCATAGAGATATGGGAGAAAAACCAGAACCTGTTCGAGATGCCAAGGAAAACAAAAGTGAGGTTTTAATATGCCAGACTTACCAAAAGAAGGATACACCGAAGTAACTGCATCTGTAAAAAGAACTGTCCAGATACATGAATATGAACCATTGTCGGTGTCTGGTACTTTTCGTAAGGTGGTTAAAGACGAAGACGCATATAAGGAATTTGGTGATATGTGCGTTCAACTCGAAGTGGAAATTATGGAGTTCCTGGGGATAAAAGATTAATGTACAGATACATTGCCGTGGATTGTTCTTCCCTGCTATTTGGTAATGCATTTAAGATGAAACAGTTGAAAGCGAACGAGGTTAAGACAGGGGCTATATTCGGTTTCCTGCGTAATCTGCTATTTCTTGCCCAGTACTTTCACTGTAACAAATTCTTGTTCTGTTGGGATGGTAAAGGATCTGATCGGAAAAAGATCTTTCCTGAATACAAGAACAAGCGCGGTAAAAGTCGCAAGGAAGATAAACAGTTGGAAGATATTTATCAAGCAGTACTGGTACAATCTAGGCAACTGAAGAATGAAATACTGCCACAATGTGGATTCAATAATCACTTTGCCCAGGAAGGAAAAGAGGCTGATGATCTGTTAGCCAATATTGTTACTTACCATGATGGAGTGTTGATGGTATCTAACGATGAGGACATGTTTCAGATGTTAGATTTGTGTGATATCTGGAACAATGGCAAACAGCGGATGTGGAGTGAACGTTCTTTCATCAAGGAATATGGTATCACTCCTATACAATGGGTTGATGTCAAAGCGTTGGGTGGTTGTTCTTCCGATGACATACCTGGTATTCCTGGGGTGGCAGAAAAGACGGCTATCAAATATTTGCTTGGTAATTTGCCTGTGCATCACAAGACATTTACAGCTATCAAGAATGGTAAAGATATTATTGAACGGAATTACAAACTTGTGCGGCTACCTATGGATGGTACAAAATATCAGAAGATTATCCCTGATACCCTGAATTACGATGCCTTTGAAAAGATGTGTAAAAAATACTGGTTCAATAGTTTCTTGGAGAACCTGAGTATGGATTGGGAAAATTTCTTCCGGGGGAGAGTATAATGATCCACTTCATAGTAGCCGATACAACCTGTAAAAGATCGAAGAGTATTGGAGTTTATCCATATAAGAAATTACGCTTTACCCGATGTCACCCAGATGATGCAGAACGCGCACAGATTGGGTTGCAGGGCATGACAGGTAATTTAGTTCCTATCTTTAGCGTTACTGATTGGGAAGTACAGGTGAATAAATTATTAATGGGGAAGTAGGATGGTAATGAAATCTCGGTCAGCAAAGAACAAGGGCGCACGATTACAGAAGTGGATGGCACAGAAGATATCTGATCTGACGGGCATCCCTTGTGGGAAGGATGAGTTGATTGAATCCAGAGAGATGGGACAGGCTGGTGTGGATATAAAGCTGATAGGGGAAGCTCGGATAAAGTTTCCCTTCAGTGTAGAAACAAAGAACCAGGAAAACTGGTCTGTTCCTGCCTATGTTAAACAGGCGAAACAGAACGTGATGCTTGGCACTGATTGGTTACTGGTTATGAATCGTAAAGACATAGATCCAGTTATTGTAATGGATGCAAATGCCTTTATGCGGTTGATGGGTCATATTAATTTCCCTGTTGCGGAGCAACCTAAACGATTGGAGCAAAAGTAATGCCATTTGAATATGTGTATCAAAATCTGTTGAAACTTGCAGGATTACCATCTACTAATGACAAGGAAGAATTGGTTTTGGAATGCTTGAAGAACAAAACATTCCAGAAAACTATGAAGTATGCACTTAGTCAGGGGTGGACTTACAGTATTCGTGAAGTGCCTTACCATAAGGTACCGTTAGAATTAGAGTCTGCTGATGAATTGTTCGAGTTCCTTGAGTACCTACGGGAGAAAGGGTCTGCTAACGAGACCGATAAAAACCAGCTCTCCAGGTTATCATCTGCATCATTAGCCACCCTGTATGTTGTCAACTGTATTACCCAGAAAGATATAAAATGTGGTGTTGGTGTAAAGACGATCAATAAAATAAAGCCGAAAACATGCCATCTTGTGCCATATCAACGGTGCAGTAGTGAGGAGAAGATAGGGAATGTCCAGTACCCTGCATTGATTCAGAAGAAAGCTGATTCCATGTTCAGTTACGCCCTTCCATTCAAAGAGAAGGATGTGTTTCTGACACGTGGTGGACAGTTCTATGATGTGTTGTCGGCTACCCTGCAGAAGGAGTTGAAAACGCTGATCGATGGTAAAGAGGTACTTGTCGGTGAATGTCAAGTGCTGGATGAACAGTATATCAACGTATTGCCACGTAAAGCTGGTAACGGTATATTGAATTCCATCATCCAAGGTACAGCTACCCAGGAACAGATGGAGCGGGTGATCTATGATGTATGGGATATTATACCATATGATGCTTTTCTGGAACAGTCATACAAGGTGAATATTGTACATCGATTTAACACTTTACAGGAAAGGGAGAAGAGAATACGTGGTGACGCGGTACAGGTGATCCCTTATGAATATGTCAGCAGTGAACAGGAGGCAAGAGATTTCTACGCTAAGATGCGGAGTATGGGGTATGAAGGGGCTATTCTGAAAAACTTTAATGATCATTGGAAATTTAATACCAGCCCTATGCAGATCAAATTGAAGAATCAATCTGTGGCGGAGTTCGAAATTATTGATGCCTATTACGGTGAAAAGAATGGTAGGTTTGCTGATCTTCTTGGTGGTATAACTATACGTTCTGCCTGTGGTAAAATAGTCAGTAACTGTGGTGGTGGGTTCAGTGACAAGGAACGTAAACTGGGTGTTGACTGGTGGAAAGAACAGATCGGTAAGATTGCTGGTATAAAGTTTGAGTCGGTGATTGAAGACAAAACCACCAGAGAGACATACAAACTCTACTCACCGCAGTTTGATGAGATCCGAAATGATAAAATTGAAGCAGATACATTGGAATACTGCTTGGAAATATCTACTGGTAAAAGGACATGAAAATTAATAGTGTATTCACATTTGAAACGGCTCGTTGGGATAGTTCCCTGAACAATTTCGTTGGTAGAAAAAGTCGGGATGAGACACGAGAGATAGAGGTTGCTATAATTGCAAGAGATGGTAAACCTCTTTTAGTGTTCACTGGTGGGCCTACTGGTTTTGAATCGTATTATCTCGAAGATATATTGGAAGAACCACTACGAGGGGATGATTTCTGTATATGCGGTGGAACAGTAAACAGTTGGCCTAGGTGTATAGTGAACTGGCAGGATGTGGTTGATCTCATCCATGGTAATGGTTATAAGTTTAAGGAGGAGAAATGATAATTGGTATTTGTGGTGAGATGGGAGCAGGAAAGACTACCTTGGCAAATTTCCTGTGTAGTCATCATAACTTTGAAGTGTTGTCATTTGCTCGGAGATTTAAGATGGCTATGTGTGTTCTGTTCAATTGGGATGAGAGTCGAATGCATGACATGGCATATAAGCAGGGCATAGATCCTGTTACAGGTAAGGTTCGCCGTGTATTGATGCAGGAATTTGCCACTGGTTATATTCGTGAACAGATCGATCCCATTTTTCATACTAAGATGGTGGCACTAGATACTATGAATCTGCTATCCCGTGATAAATACGATGTTGTCTACGATGATGTACGGCATCCAGATGAAGTAGAATTCATACGTGCTGTTGGTGGAACGTTGATTAGGGTCATAAGGCCAAATAATCCACACGAACAGTCCAACCATAAATCAGAGAAATATAAGTTGCAGGAGAACTCAGTTGTTACTAACTCTGGTAACAAAACAAACATGCTGGTTGATATCCAGCATGTTTTTAGAGATATAATGTTTACTGGTACTATGAAATGCAGGAATGAGAAATCTTTGCAACTTCTGTCGGAGTACATAACTAAGTGGGTGAACAATGATTGATGCTATCGAACTTACAGATTGGGAATCCCATGAACACACACTTATTGAATTGTGTGATACGGTTACAGTCATACTCGGGCAGTCTCACAATGGTAAGAGTGGGATCATTCGGGCAATTAACTGGGTACAGAATAATGATCCAGTAAGTACCGTATACTTTCCAAGGGGAAAGAAGAAACCGAACACCACAGTAAGTATAAGCAAGGATGACAGTTTTGTTTCTCGTGTTCGGAATAAGACGAAGAATTACTATGAAATGGAGGATGGGGAATTTACCGCTTTGCGGTCTGGTGTTCCTGATGAAGTGAAATCGTTTCTTGGTATGACAGAAATAAATACCCAGTTACAGAAAGATGTACATTTCATGCTCACTGATACTGCTGGGCAACGGGCGAAACGCTTGAATGATATTGCTGGGTTGGCTGAGATGGATATTGCAATGTCAGCAGTAAATAGTCGGCATACTAAGGTAAAGTCCATCTTTGATGCGAAAACTTTATTGCTTGGTGAGTTGGAAGAGAAGCACAGTAACCTTAAATGGGTACTGGATGCAGAGAAAGAATTCGATGTATTGCAAGAAATCGATGCGGAGAATGCAAAGCGGTACGAGGAGATTGAACAACTGACCAGCTTTCTAAGCACCTTACAGAGTATCGATGAACAGTTACAGAAACTACCAGATCCAAAGATAAAAGATGAGATTGAAGAGATCTTCAAAATAGATGACCACCTGTACAATCTTGAGCTAGAAGAGGAGGAAATTGAAAAACGCATAAAAACGTACACGGACTGCAAAAACGCATTAAATGATATCAGACTACCTGATGATTCTGAATTGCTTAATTTAAACGCAAAGAGTGCGGAATTTGGAAGGTTGAAGCAGGATATCACAGATATCAAGAGCGCTATACAAATTGCTGCTGCTATTGAACAGGAGTGTGTGGTTAAGGATAAGGAAATCTTGGCAGTACAGCAGGAGGAGACAGACTTCTTGGCAAGTTTTTCTGTCTGTCCTTTCTGTGCTAAACCAATGTAACTTTCGGAGGGGTTATGCGAGACGAATGGCGGCAGATGGTAGATGATTGTATGGACAGGGAAAGCAAACTGTCTGAATGGGAATTTTCTTTTATTGATTCCCTGAACATTCTACTGGATAATGACTATTCACTTTCTATGAAACAGATTGATGTTCTGGAGAGGATTTGGGAAAATGTCACAAAGAATGGGTGATATATGAAAAAAATTTACTCTGCGGATTGGCATATTACTTTTAAGAAGCCAAGAATCCGAACAGATGACTATACCTATGTGCAGTATGATAAGATCAAATTTATCTGTGAGCTGGCTAATAAACATAATGCCCGACTTATTGTTGCTGGAGATATCTTTGATAAACCGTATTGTCCTATTCCTTGGCTGTATGCATATATGGTTTTGTTTCAGTCTGTAAAGAATGGCGTATATGTTGTATACGGACAACATGATCTGCATTTTCACAATCCTAATCTGGGGAGAACGCCTATTGGGATATTGCTTGCAGCTGGTGCAGTGAAACATGCAGGACAGATAATGGATGTGTGTAATTTTGGTGAAGTACTGCCGGAACAGCACCACACACATCTCTGTATCCATGCACCGATAACC